AATTTTAGAAGAATTGGCGAGATACAATCGTATCAACAAATACATAAGTGAACAGGAAGAAGTTGTTCCACCACCACCTGGTGATGTACCACCTCCCCCACCAGCAGAACCTGAAGGGGCTATTGCGCCACCACCTGAAGGAGGTGAAGTTGGACCTCCTGCCGAAGTTATTGATGTTGAAACGGATAAAGACGTTGAAAAAATTGATGATAAGAAAAAAGAAGAGGAAGAAGGATCAACCGAGGAATTAGATATTACTGATTTGGTTAAATCACAAGAAAATATTGAGAAAAAACAAAAAGACTATTTTGAGGATTTGTTTAAACAATTAGAAGAATTACAAAATAAAGTTTCTGAGATGAGTGCTATCACTGATAAATTAAATCAGATTGAAAATAAGATAGAAAAATATCGTCCAAGAACACCTGAAGAAAAATTAGAACTAAGAAGTTTGGATTCAGGACCATTTAACCAAAAACTAACAGACTTCTTCCAAGAAAAGGAAGACGATTTTGAAAAAACTGGTAAAGAATATGTATTAACCTCAGATGAAGTTTCTGATTTTACTGATTCTGAAGTTAAAGATACTTTTAACACCTATACCGATGACATGTATTACGGACAACAAAATCAATTTAAATTTCCATAAAGACACTATAGGGATCTTCGGATCCCTTTTTTAATTTGACTATATCCATTTTTGTTTTATTATTGAATTGTAAACACTAAATTTTTTTATATGAGTTCATTAGACGCAGTATTGTCACAATACGAAAAAAACACGCAAACGGGCACATCCTCTAGTTCTGGGATGTCACAGGAGGAGCGAATGAAGAAGTATTTCACATGTCTTCTTCCTGAAAAATCAAAAGAAGGTCAAGCTAGAATCCGTATTCTACCAACACCTGATGGTTCTACACCTTTTAAAGAGGTTTGGTTCCACGAAATCCAAGTTGGTGGAAAATGGCAGAAGTTTTTTGATCCGGGTAAAAACGACAACGAACGTTCTCCGTTGAACGAGTTGTATGAAGAATTGATGTCAACGGGTAAAGATTCCGATAAGGAGTTGGCTAAGCAGTATCGTTCACGTAAGTTCTACATCGTTAAGGTTGTAGATCGTGATCACGAAGAAGATGGTGTTAAGTTTTGGAGATTCAAACACAACTTTAAGAATGAGGGTATCTTGGATAAGATTATTCCTATTTGGAGAGCGAAGGGTGATATCACAGATCCTGAAAAGGGACGTGATTTAATCATTCAGATGAACAAAGCTAAGACAGGTAATGGTAAGGAATACACCAATGTTCAAACTATTATGTATGATGATCCAGCACCTCTTCACGAGAACGCTGACACCGCTAAAGAGTGGTTAAACGACGAGTTAACGTGGTCTAACGTTTACTCTAAGAAACCAACTGAGTATTTAGAGGCGGTTGCAAACGGAGAAACTCCACGTTGGGATAACGATTTGGGTAAGTACGTTTATGGTGATTCATCAGAATCCACAACATCTATGGGTGGTAAATCGGTATCATATTCTGATCCACAAGCATTTGATGAAGCGAGCGGAGATATGCCGTTCTAAAGTTAAGGAGCATGGACACTTGCACAGACAATGTGTCCATGCTTATTTTGTTTAATTATTAAAAAAGAAAAAATGGCGATTAAGAAAGCAGATTTCAAAAAAGTAAAAGAGAAATTTTCTACGTCAGCTAAGTACAAAACTCAAAGTTATTTTGATTTAGGTTCAGATTTCTTGGACGCTGTTGGTGTTCCTGGTCCTGCTATGGGTCACATCAATATGTTCTTGGGTCACTCTGACACAGGTAAAACAACGGCTTTGGTTAAAACTGCGGTTGACGCTCAGAAAAAAGGTATTCTTCCGGTATTCATTATTACAGAACAGAAATGGTCATTTGAACATGCTCGTTTGATGGGATTTGAATGTGAAGAAGTGGTTGATGAGGAAACAGGTGAAGTTGATTGGGACGGATTCTTTATCTTCAACAATAACTTTGAATACATTGAACAAATAACCGATTACATCAATGAGATGTTAGATGCACAAGAGAAAGGTGATATTGAATATGATCTATTATTCTTGTGGGATTCCGTGGGTTCTGTGCCTTGTAAAATGACATTTGATGGTAAGGGTGGTAAACAACACAACGCTTCGGTTCTATCGGATAAAATTGGTATGGGTATTAACCAAAAAATTTCAGGTTCAAGAAAGACTGATTCAAAATATCAAAATTCATTGGTTATTGTTAACCAACCTTGGGTGGAATTACCTGACAATCCATTTGGTCAACCTAAGATTATGGCTAAAGGTGGTAATGCGGTATGGTTGAATTCATCATTGGTGTTCTTATTTGGTAATCAGAAAGGTGCTGGAACAACTAAAATCACAGCGACTAAGGACAAGAGAACTGTTAAGTTTGCGATTCGTAGTAAAATCTCTGTATTGAAAAACCACATCAATGGATTGGGTTATGATGACGGTAAGATTATCGTTACACCACACGGATTTTTATCAGGTAAGGATAGTACTGAAGAAAAGGCATCTGTTGAGAGATACAAGAAGGAGTATGCTGAGTATTGGAAGGACGTTATCGGTTCTGAAGGTGATTTTGATTTGAAAGAAGAGAAGGAATCCTTAAACTAATTTATTTGTGAAAACCCTACTTATTGACGGCAACAATCTATTTAAGATTGGATTTCATGGTGTTAGAGAATTTTATCATAATGGTAAGCATATTGGTGGGGTTTTTCACTTTTTGAATACTATCAGAAAATTTTTAGAGGATAACAATTACGATAAGGTAATTGTGTTTTGGGACGGGGAGAATAATTCATCTACTCGTAAGAAAATTTACCCTCAGTATAAGGAGAACAGACGTAATACGATGACGGATGAGAAGTATCAGTCGTACGAGGATCAGAAGATGAGAGTTAAATCTTATTTGGAGGAGGTTTTTGTACGTCAGTTGGAGGTTTCCAACAACGAGTCCGATGATTTGATTGCGTATTATTGTTTGATTTCAGAAAACGAGGACAAGACAATTTTTTCGGCAGACAAAGATTATTTACAATTAGTTAATAAAAAAGTAAGGGTTTATAACCCATCTCACCGAAAATTTTTTGTGGAGAATGATAGGGTAAGCTTACAAGACATTGAAGTTCCTGTAGAAAACACAAAAACTCTTAAAATTTTGATGGGAGACAAGTCAGATAATATCAGTGGTATTTACGGACTTGGAGAAAAAACTTTGGTAAAATTCTTTCCTGAAGTTCAAACAGATATTGTTAGTGTTAAGTATATTTTAGAAAAAAGTGAGGAATTGTTGAAAGAATTTAAGGACAATAATACATTAAAAAATATTTTGACTGGTAAGACAAAATCTGGTATCTTTGGGGAAGAATATTATCAAATCAATGAACAGATAATAGATTTGTCAAATCCTTTAATTACTGAAGATGCGAAAGAATTAGTATTGGCTTATTACGAAGAGTCATTGGATCCCGAGGATCGGGGTTATAGGAATTTGATCCGAATGATGACGGAAGATGGGTTTTTTAAGTTCTTACCCAAAAAGGACGACGCATGGGTTGATTTTGTAAGACCCTTTATGAAACTTACGAGAAAAGAAAAAATGTATCACAAAAAAAATCAAACAAAATGAGTATAAAAGAACAAGAAATTACCAAGATGGAATTTCTAATGACATTGAATGATAACATCGTAGTTCAACGATTTTTCAATGTAAGAAACTATAATCCTAAAGCTAAAAATTCAATGGAGTTTTATGATTATTTTAAGGGATTGGGTGAAAAACTTCAATATGATTTGAAGATGAAGAGTGTAATTTACCTATTGGATAATAAACATATTATTGAAGAAGATCCAAATGTTATGAATACATCTTACACGGATGGTGAAGAAGTGTTTAATATGTATGTAAAAGTGGGCGATCACACAATTTGTCATAGAAATTTTGATGCCAAAGTGTATCCGCCTAAGGTTAGATATACTGTGGATGTACGTCCAGAAATTAAAGTGGTGTTAAAAGAAATGACTGACATTTTTTCATCTGAAAATTTAACTACCCAATATTTGAACATTAGTCTATAACGTGTATATTTATCAAAACAGCTAAAAAAAAATCGTATGTCTAAAGTAAAAAATTTTGAGTATCTAGGTCAAACATTTCAGTTACAATTATTAAATCAGGTTATCGTTGACAAAGAATTCTCTCATAGTATTTTAGACGTAATTGAACCCTCGTATTTTGATAACAAGTATTTCAAGACGCTAATACAACTTATTAAAGAATATTATAAGAAGTATGAATGTACTCCGTCTTTTGAAACATTGGAACAACAGACTAAGAGTGAATTTCCGAATGAAACTATGTTAAAAATCCTTATGGATACAATTGGACAGGTAAAAAATAGTCCTTTTGAAGGTAGTCAATTCGTTCAGGAAAAAGCATTGAAGTTTTGTAAACAACAGGAACTTCAAAAGGTAATGTCCAAAGCACAAAAGGTGATTGATAATGGTGAGTTTGAAAACTATGATCAATTGGAAGAACTTGTTCGTGAGGCGTTACAAGTCGGTGAACGGGAAGAAGGGTTGTCTGATGTATTTGGTAACCTTGATGAGGTTCTAAATGATGATTTCAGACATCCTATCCCTATGGGTATTGCCGGTATTGACAACTTATTGAATGGAGGTTTAGCTAAGGGTGAGATTGGAGTAATTCTTGCACCGACAGGTGTGGGTAAGAGTACAATCTTAACTAAAATGGCCAATACAGCGTTTGCTTTCGGAAATAATGTTTTACAAATCTTCTTTGAAGATAATCCTAAAATTATTCAGAGGAAACACTTCACGATATGGACCGGCATCAGTCCTGATGAATTGTCTGATAGAAAGGATGAAGTATTAGAAAAGGTACGTGATATTCAAAATTCGATGCCGAATAAATTAATTTTGAAGAAGTTACCATCTGATACTTTAACAATGAACCAAATAAAAAACCAAGTTAGAAAATTTATTTCTGACGGAATAAAAATTGACATCATATTATTAGATTATATTGATTGTGTCGTTCCGGACAAGAATCTTGGTGATGAATGGAAAAGTGAAGGTTCAGTAATGAGAGGATTTGAAGCAATGTGTCATGAATTAAACATCGCTGGTTGGACAGCAACACAAGGTAATAGATCATCTATTTCATCAGAGGTTGTTACGACAGACCAAATGGGTGGATCCATTAAAAAAGCACAAGTTGGTCACGTAATTATTTCAATCGCTAAAACTCTTCAACAAAAGGAGATGGATTTGGCAACCATTGCTATCACCAAGTCGCGATTGGGTAAAGATGGTGTGGTGTTTGAGAACTGTAAGTTTAATAACAAGATGATGGAGATTGATACTGAGAGTTCAGTTACGTTCCTAGGCTTTGAGGAAAAGAAAGAAGAAAAGCAAAGAGATAGAATCAAAGAGCTTATGGAAAAACGTAAGTCTCGAGAAGGAAATAAACAGAATAGTAACAATTAAAAAAAGAAAAATGGACGCTTCACAGAAGATTTTGTCAGAGTTAACGGTGTATATGAAATACGCCAAATACGTTCCCGAGTTAAATAGAAGAGAAACATGGGACGAACTGGTTACAAGGAATATGGATATGCATATTAAGAAATATCCTACCTTAGAATCAGAAATTAGAGAAGTATATAAGTTGGTTTACGATAAGAAAGTATTACCATCAATGAGATCACTTCAATTTGGAGGAAGACCAATTGAAATATCACCAAATCGAGTATATAATTGTTCTTACTTACCAATAGATCACTTGGATAGTTTTGCTGAGTGTATGTTTTTATTGTTAGGTGGAACAGGTGTAGGGTATTCGGTACAGAAACATCACGTAGATAAATTACCTGAAATTAGAAAACCATCGGCAAATAGAAAGAGAAGATATTTGGTTGGTGATAGTATTGAAGGATGGGCAGATGCAATTAAAGTATTGATGAAGTCATATTTTGGTCAAAATACATCAACACCTGATTTTGATTTTTCAGATATTCGTCCAAAAGGGGCGGCCTTGGTAACATCAGGTGGTAAAGCACCAGGACCACAACCATTAAAAGATTGTGTTCATAACATTACAAAGGTTTTGGATTCAAAAGAGGATGGTGATAGATTAAGCCCAATTGAAGTACATGATATCGTTTGTCATATTGCGGATGCGGTATTAGCTGGTGGAATTCGTAGAGCGGCATTGATTTCATTGTTCAGTGCGGATGATGATGAGATGATTGCTTGTAAATCAGGTTCTTGGTGGGAGAACAATCCACAACGTGGTAGAGCGAATAATTCAGCGGTTCTTCTTCGTCATAAGATCACTAAAGAATTCTTTATGGAACTTTGGAAACGAGTTGAATTATCAGGTGCTGGCGAACCCGGTATTTATTTCACAAACGATAAAGATTGGGGAACAAATCCTTGTTGTGAAATTGCACTTCGTCCATATCAGTTCTGTAATTTATGTGAGGTTAATGTTTCGGATATTGAATCACAAGAAGATTTTAACAAACGAGTAAAGGCAGCGTCTTTTATTGGAACATTACAGGCGGGTTATACTGATTTCCACTATTTACGTGATGTGTGGAAGAAAACAACTGAGAAAGATGCGTTGATCGGAGTATCAATGACAGGTATTGGATCAGGAACTGTATTGGGTTATGATATGACAGAAGCCGCTATTATTGTAAATGAAGAAAACGAGAGAGTGGCAAATATGATCGGTATCAATCCTGCAGCAAGAGCCACTACGGTAAAACCTGCGGGGACAACCTCATTAACTCTTGGTACTTCATCAGGTATTCACGCTTGGCATAATGATTATTATGTTCGTCGTATTCGTGTAGGAAAGAATGAACCTATTTATTCTTACTTATCTGAAAATCACCCTGAATTGGTTGAAGACGAATATTTCAGACCACACGATACCGCGGTTATTTCTGTTCCACAAAAAGCACCTGAAGGGGCAATCTTGAGAACAGAAAGTCCATTCCAAATTTTGGATCGTGTTAAAAGGGTTTCTCAAGAGTGGATTAAACCTGGTCACAGAACAGGATCTAATTCACACAACGTATCTGCAACTATTTCATTGAAAGAAGAAGAATGGGGACTTGCTGGTGAATGGATGTGGGAAAATAGAAAATTCTATAACGGATTATCGGTTCTACCTTATGATGGGGGCAGTTACATTCAGGCACCTTTTTCCGATTGTACGAAAGAAGAATATGAGACAATGTTTGAAAAACTAAACACAATTGATTTATCAAAGGTTGTTGAAACCCAAGATAATACAGATTTAAGTGGTGAGATTGCGTGTGGTGCTTTAGGTTGTGAAATTAAATAATTTATTAAACCAATTAACAAAGGGTGGGTGACCACCCTTTTTGTCATTTTAGATAATATGATTAAAATTATTTTTAGAATATTGATTTTATCCAACATTATGGATTATATTTATATAACTTACAAGAAAAATTTAAGATGGAATTAAAGGTTATATCTCTATTTTCGGGTTACGGAACTCAGGAATTAGCATTGAAATATGCAAATATTAATCATGAAACGATTGCGAATTGTGATAATTTTAAAACAGCAAATATCGCTTATGATTCACTACATAAAACGACTCATGGTAATTTGGGTGATATACGAGAAGTAAATGAAAATGCCCTACCTGATTGTGATTTTATGTCGTATTCATTCCCTTGTCAGGATATTTCAATATCTGGTATTCAGAAGGGAATACAGGAAGGTACTAGAAGTGGATTATTATATGAGGTTGAACGACTACTTGGTATTAAAAAACCAAAGTATCTTATGATGGAAAATGTTAAAAACCTCGTATCAAGTAATCACATGGATAAGTTTCAAACCCACATTCAATTTTTGAATGACATTGGATATGGTTGTCATTGGTTAGTATTAAATGGTGCTGATTTTGGATGTCCTCAGAATAGAGAACGTGTTTTTATGATGTCTGTTTTAGGTAGTACAAATGAGGAAGTTAAGGAGATTATGACGAGGGTATTAAATCATAAAAAAGACAGAATTAGTATGAGTGGATTTTTGGAAGAGGAAGTCCCTAATGAATTATATATTGATTGTGAATATGAACCACATACACCAACAACAAAAAGTGTATGTAGACTAGTTGGTAGAAGAACGGATGTTAAATATGATCAAGCAAGAAGAGTTTATTCGCCTGAGGGTTGTTCACCTTGCTTGACAACAACAGGATCACCACAAATTCTTACGAACGATGGTAGAGTTAGAAAAATCACCGCAAGAGAAGCGTACAGGTTTATGGGGGTTAAAGATGAAGATATTGATAATTTAGTATCTACCGATATTAGTACTCAAGCACACGTTGCCCTTGCTGGTAATTCAATATGTGTACCTGTTATGAAAGCAATATTTACGGAGTTCTTTGCCGAATATATTACTGAAGAGAGTAAAGAAACTTTAATGATGAATAATATTTAATAAATAATAACGATATGATTAAAACAATTTTTAGAGTTTTAATATTACCTTTTATTGTGTATTATTTATATAACTGGCATGTAGCCGTTTATCTAAACCTTAATTGTATAACCCATGAGTGGTTTTATTTAGGAGGAGTAATTTATGAAGGAATTTATAGAAGGAAAACACTATTATCTGGATGGTGGAAAAGTAGTATTCACTGAGCAATATCATTTGGATAGAGGATCTTGTTGTGGATCGGGATGTCGTCATTGTCCTTATGGTGATGAAGTTAGAGAAATTGCAATGAATAAAAGAAAAGTTGCAACAACTACGTATGAAAAAATACAGGAAATAAAAAAGGAGTTAGGACAATAATACTTTTCGTAAGTGGTGTATTTATAAAATATGGCAAATGGTATAACATATGGTATTAATTTCCCGTTTAGGGACTCCTTTAATGGGAAGTATCTTGATTTATCAGATACTAGTAATGAAGAGATAAGAAGTGATTTAATTCATTTACTATTAACTCGAAAAGGTAGTAGATATTTTTTACCTGAATTTGGAACTAGATTATATGAATTAATTTTTGAACCGATGGATGGACCAACATTCGCAAGTATTGAAGATGAAATTAGAAAGTCTGTTGAACAATTTATACCTAATTTAAGAATTAATAAAATCACAATAACGGCAGCATCCGATGAGGAAGAGACGTTATTAGTATCTAATATTGGTAACGTATTTAATCAAGAACTATATATACCAAATCAAGCAACCTCTGAATATACAGCGAGAGTTAGGGTTGACTTTACTGTTACCTCAGACGTATTTAATCCAAGTGATTTTGTGATTATCAATATTTAATAATATGGCAAATAGAAAAATATCATATGTTCCTCGAGACTTTCAAGGGTTAAGAGATGAGTTAGTTGGATATGTAAGTACATATTATCCTGAATTACTTCAAAATGTTAATGATGCTGCATTATTTTCAGTATTTTTAGATTTAAATGCTGCGGTGACAGATAATTTACACTATAATATTGACAGAAGTATTCAAGAAACGGTACTTCAATATGCACAACAAAAAACATCAATATATAATATTGCTAGAACCTATGGTTTAAAAATTCCTGGACAAAGACCATCAGTCGCTCTTGCTGATTTTTCAATCACGGTTCCAGCTTTTGGTGATAAAGAGGATATTAGATATTTGGGGTTGTTGAGAGCTGGATCACAAGCGGTTGGATCAGGTCAGGTTTTTGAATTGGTAAATGATTGTGACTTTTCATCACCATTTAATTCTGAGGGATATCCAAATAGGTTAAAGATTCCAAATTTTGATCCAAATGGTAATTTAATCAATTACACAATAACTAAACGTGAGGTTATTGTTAATGGTATTACAAAAGTTTTAAAGAAGGTAATAACAACATCAGATGTTAGACCTTTTTTAGAGGTGTATCTTCCTGAAAAGAATGTTTTAGGTGTTACGGCAATTATTCAAAAAGATGGAACATCATATGTTAATACACCATCTAATCAGGATTTCTTAACTTTGGAGGGTAAATGGTATGAGGTTGATGCGTTAATCCAAGATAGAGTTTTTATTGAAGATCCGACAGTAACTTCTGACAATCCTGGTGTTAAAGTTGGTCAATATATACAAACAGATAATAGATTTATTACTGAATATACACCTGAAGGTTATTTTAAAATAACATTTGGTGGTGGTACAAATTCTGCGGAAGATCAACTAAGAGAATTTACAAGGTTGGGAGTTCCGATTAACTTATCAAACTATCAAAATACTTTGGCTTTAGGTAACGCACCAACGGTTAATACAACATTCTTTATTCAATATAGAATTGGGGGTGGCCTATCTTCAAATATTGGTGTAAGTGCTATTAATACTCTTGGGACTGTTGATTTTAATGTTGTTGGTCCTTCACAGGATATTAATACATCGGTAGTTAATTCTTTAAGAGTTAATAATGTTACTGCGGCGGTTGGTGGGGCAAACCAACCCAACATTGAAGAAGTTAGAAATTTTGTATCATATAATTTTGCGGCCCAAAATAGGGCGGTAACCGTAAATGATTATGAAGCAATTATTAGAAAAATGCCATCAAAGTTTGGGGCACCTGCTAAAGTTGCGATTGTTGAAGAAGATAATAAAATAAAGATACAAATATTATCCTATGATACGACCGGTAAATTAACTCAAACGGTATCAAACACTCTTAAAAATAATTTAGCAACCTATTTGTCAAATTATAGAATGATGAATGATTATGTTCAGATTGATGTTGCTGAAGTTCTAGATTTGGCGATTGATCTTTCAGTTGTTTTGGATGGATCCCAAAATCAAGGTGTGGTAATCTCAGGGATTATTGATTTAATATCAACATATATGAACCCACTAACAAGACAATTGGGTCAAAATGTATTTGTTTCCGATATAAACAGACTAGTCCAAGCACAAAATGGAGTTATTTCCGTTTCTGATATTAGTTTTTATGGTAAAGTGGGTGGTGAGTATAGTTCATCAGAAACTTCACAACCATATGAAGATGACTCGACTAAAAAAATCGCACTTGTGGATCAAACAATATTTGCAACACCATCACAAATTTATCAAGTTAGGTATCCTAATAAAGATATTACGATTAGAGTTAAGAATTTAACTCAAGTGAGTTTTTCATAACATATACTTTTATATTTATTAAATTATTTTTTGAAAATGGTGTATAAACTATTTATTCAAAAAGGGATTTAATGTCAAATACATATAGAATTCGTACAGAAGTAGGAATTGATCAAAATGTTAAAATCAATTTAGAACAAGATTATGAATTTTTAGAGATTCTGTCTTTAAAAATACAACAAGCTAATGATTATACTAGATCTTGTGCTGATTATGGTGTTGTTGTCGGTAGGGTTATTGCAAATGGTGGATTAGGGATTCCAAACGTTAGGGTATCGGTTTTTATTCCAATCACTGAGGCCGACACTCAAGATCCTGTAATATCAACATTATACCCTTATACACAAATATCCGACATTAATGAGGATGGGTATCGATATAACTTACTTCCCTATACACAATCATATGAAGGTCATACACCTACAGGAACATTCCCATCAGAAACCGATGTATTAACGGATCAAACTGTTATTCAGGTGTATGATACGTATTACAAATATGTTGTAAAAACAAATGAAAGTGGGGACTTTATGATTTTTGGTGTACCCATTGGTGATTATGTTTTGTTCATGGATATGGACGTATCCGATATAGGTGAATTTTCGTTATCACCTCAAGATTTGATTCGAGCTGGAAAAACAACACTAGAACAATTAGATGGTATTAAATTTAAGAGTTCAACTAATTTATCTGAACTTCCTCAAATTATTACATTAGCTAAGAACATCCAAGTAGAACCTTTTTGGGGTGATAGTGAGATTTGTAACATTAGTATAACAAGAAAAGATTTTGATTTACGAAAAGAGTTTGGGTTTAATATAACACCAACGGCTACGTTTATGGGTTCTATATTTTCCAATAACGATGAAGACGCGATTAATAGAAGTAAAAGAGATAATTCAGGCGATAGTAAGGGTTGTAAAACGGGTAAAAAATTAGGAAAATTATGTAATGCTACGGTAGGACCTGGACAAATATTATCAATACGTCAAACTGTTGGATTAGATGAAAACGGGTCTCCTGTGTTGGAACAATTCAATTTAGAAAACAATGGTAAAGTAATTGATGAAAATGGTACTTGGTTAATTGAGTTACCGATGAATATGGATTATGTTACCACTAATGAATTTGGTGAACGTGTTATAAGTAGAGATCCAAACATTGGTATTCCAACAACGTCTAAATATAGATTTAAAATTTCTTGGGATCAACCCAGAGGTTTTGAGGTTGGTGTTAAACGGGCTAATTATTTAGTTCCCAACATTAAAGAACATGGATGGACAACATCTGATGTTGATCCTGCAAAATATACAAGTAGTCAAAATAATGTTCCTAATAATTTAACATCGTTTTTGGCGGTTAAAAAATCATATGCTTTTAGTTTAGATTGGAATGATTATTATGATGTGGATGCGGCAATAAATTGTGAGGACACCTTTTACAAATTCGAGTATAATAAAATTTATACGATATCGCAATTAATAGATTATTATAGAAAAGGTGCGAACAGGCAAAGATTTGTAGGTATTAAACAAATTACTGACCCAACTTGTGAAAGTGAGGTTAATAAGTTTCCTGCGACAGATGCTTTTAGGGATAATAATTTTCAAATTATTATTGTGAATTTCTTTTTAACAATTTTGGGATTATTGATAGTACCACTAACAATAGCTTTACATATCTTAGTTCCAATATTTTATTTTGTT